ATATATTCCTTCTATGTTATTTCCTATATCATCTGTTAATACATTAAACAGCCTCAAATCAGAAATTTTAGATACTGTTCTACCCGTTATTTCATCTACTGAATATAGTGTCACATCACCAATATAACTAACTGTTACACTACTACTATCTGCTGAAGAATTAGGATATTCTTGTATGCCATAGCCATCATAATATACTTTATCACTTCCGCTTAAACAATATAACATTTCGTTATTATCAGACATTGCATATCCAGATATTGCATAAGATTCATATCCATTTATTATCATGGTATCACCAGATACATAATATGTATTTCCATCATATCTAACATAAGAAATTGCACTGTTTGGGCTATAAATTCTATCGTATGTTATATAATCATTAATGTTGAATTTACCCCTCTCACGTTCTCTCACTGTGAAAAATGGAAAATAATACTTATTGGTTAATGGATAAAATTCGGCGAATACTTTTTTACCATTTATGAAGGTATATGGTGTATCTGTTCCTTCCTCACGGAATACAAGACAAATATTGCCGCCTAAGTACGTATTACCAGTATAATATTTACCATATTCAGCTTTGTCAATCTCATACAGCCCGCCATTTATAAGCATCCAACCAGTTTCACCACTAGTTATTGCATATTTTTTAGCTAATTGATTCCTTAAATCTGTAAGTGCATCACCAGATGTTGCTGCCGATGAGTTAAATTTAACATTGTTTTCATTATATGTGTAATAAGTTACTGCCGATACCTCAAAATCATTTCTATTGTTATAAGTTTCATCTGAAAAACATCCGTCACTATCTCCAGAGCAGCAATAATCATGGCATCTATATCTGTCAGTATAACTAGTCCAAGCACTAGATGCTGTTGGATTATCGTCTGATATATAAGTAATTTGTTCTATATTTTTACCACCGCACTTAGGGCAAACATCAAAGAAAACACCACTATAGCCACAATCTTCGTTAAGGCATTGAGATACATATTTCTCCATGCAGTCTTCATCAAACGAATAACCCCAACCGTCTCTATTTAGGTATATAGACCTTCCATTCATTGTGGTTACAGTACCTCCATGGGTATTTTCAGTATCACCATACCTTGCCACCCTATAGTCTTTACCAAGCTCATAGTCTTTAGAAAATATACTATATTCTCCCAAATCATCAATAGATAACTGCAACTCAGTTGGCATTATGATAGTAGGTGTAAAACAAGATGTTGATGCACTAATAGTTTTACTATTTGCACTAATTACTTCTTGTACACTATTATACCAGTCTGTCATTGCTGAATAGATTCTAGCACCCCCTCTGTTGAAATATTCATCACAGTCACAACAATCTATTCCTTCATGGTTTTTACAATCCCACCTATCAACATCATAACTAACTCTTTGTCCAAGCCATGCAAGCCATTTTATTACATCTGGATAAAATAATGTATCTCTATTCCAATAATTCCTATATTTCATTGGAATTGTAAATGACGGAACAACATTATCGCATATCCATTTGAAAAAACCACCATCATATACATTGATTATAGCAGTACTGTCTCCTGAATATTCATCATGTATTTTTTCATAATAAGTTTCCAAATCTAAGTTTGGCTCTGTAATTCCACTAGTTTTGTTGTACAAGTCTACATGCACTCTACCACCTTTATCGGCAAACTCTTTATCCAAATTCAGATATGTTTGTTTATCAGTGCCATATATCATCTGGTCAGAATACTTTGTCAATGACTCATAATTGTAGTAATCTTCTGCGCTAGTATACACCCTATCGCAATGACTATACTGTTTAAGCAAATTATAATATTCAGTAAAAAAATGATACCACTTGCTCAAGTTTTCAAATGACAATACAAATTCACATAATTCATCATATGATGACTCCCCACTAGTAGAACACCCACTACATACCATATAATCACCCCCATAACAATGGCAACCTTCTAAAACGTTGTATTCATTACTAGTGTGGCTAGAATACGGAATAGGCGATACAACAATATTTGTTGGTATCATACCCCAATTACTAGTATGATACCACTCTCTATCTCTTAATGAGTTATCATCGAAGAAATACAGTTCATCATCCAAATAAGCTGGCCATACGCTAGGCAGTCTAGATGTCATTGGCTCTAATGATATTTGTCTTTGTACTATTCTCATTCTCTTTCGTCATTGAAATATCTTTTATTGAATTGCTCTTCATTGATATTGACAATTGCCTTGATTTGCCTATTTGTCTTAATATCTATCACCCTATTGTCAATACAATTTCCACTTGAATCTCTAAGCATTGTTTCTTCAGATTCATTAGCTATTTTCATTTCAAATAGGTTAAGGTTTATAACGCCATTACAATCTTGCGTCACATATCTGCTATCAAACACATATCCATACTCTTTATGCTCAAAGTCATATACAGCATATAATGGTATATATGTCTGGGCATACACATATGAAAGTGGAAATCCTTGTTTAAGTTCTGTTAAATCATCTGGATTAGCTAATCTTAATGCGTGGTCTGGTACCATTCTATTTGAATTTGTATTAGGCTTTTCTATCCAATGCATTGGTATTAGGAAAGGTATTTGCTTACCGATACCAGCATGATTGAATTCAATTTTCATATAAATAGGTTTTGGGTGAAGTTTTTCAGAATATTCCCTAAACATATAAAGATAGAACCCCTCAGAAGATGTATCAGTTACATATTTATTTTCAACTGTAAGTCTAGAGCTTATTCTGCGAGATTCATCAATTTTAATCTTTTCGCAATCAGATTTTGCAGAATATTGCATTTTGCCACTTTGCCCCAAAAATTCAGTTTTCACAGATATTTTATTGTACTTATGCAATTCAGTTATATCTTTTTTACTGCCCTTATACACAGATGTTTTACCGCTATATGTTGCACTAGGTGAAACGTACCCATCATCATTTTTTTTATATTCTGGTTCAGCAAATGCACCATAGTCGTAATTATTTTTTTGCGAATTATCGATGAATCTCTTAAATAGTTTATGTTCATCTACAAAAACACAAGATGTGGCTAGTAATGACTGTGTTTGCGGGTCTGTGCTATCATAGAATGACAATCTAGCGAACGATTTGGCAACTTTTGACCTTTGGTAGAATATATCATCATTGGTAAAATATAACAAACCCATTAAATCTGACGTTTCTTGCAGTGTATCAGCTGATTCGGGTATTTTTATGATTTCCCTATATGGGTAGAAGTCAGTTACAAACCAATTATCGTTACTTCCATTTTCAGCATTAGCATCTGCTGCATAGTCAATATTATTATACCCGTCATTGACTTTCCATGAATCTAAATTCCTTGTCCTAAAATGGAAATTAAAATTAATCTGTGACACAGATTCAAATTCTGTTTTAGAACCATTATAGCTTCCACCATTACTAGTAATGTATTTAGGAACATATACATCTTTTTCCATATCCACAATAGGGTTTATTGCTTTCTTTTTCTCGGCATCAAAGAAATCTCTCGTTATAATATCATCTTGTAAGGCATTGTTTGCAACATCCATTTTTAATGATATAGGAATGTGTATATATGCGTTGTCAACATATATTTTAAGGTTATCAAATAAATTGTAATAGTCATCACTAGATAGCGGTTTATTTGTCATCCTAAATGGTAAATCTGCACTGATTTCTGTTTCGCCAAAAATCTTGTTCTGAATGAATAATTCATATTGTGATTGGTTATTTACAATTTCTTCGCAAATAATTTCAGACATATATCTTCCAAAATCATCAGTGAAATCAGTACTGTTTATTTCTGGCTTGCATACATACATTGAACTGCCAACTATTTCTTCGATAGAAAATGTATATTGTGATGGTAAATCAAGTGTGGCATAATAAATTCTTTTTTCATTTATATCTTTAGTATCGTATATCGCATAATTTTTGTCGTTCACGGTAATTCCACTGTACGTTTTTATATTGTAAACAGCATCCATAGCCTTTTGCGTATCTCCGCTGATAATCTTGCCGTAACGTTTTAACTTACCGCCATTACTGTCGGCATTTATAATTTTCATTGGAACTTCTTCTTTTCCAATAGTCACCAAACAATCTTCGTTAATGATTTTTCCATTGATGTAATTTATTGTATATTCTTTTTTATTAATAATAACTTTATCACATATATTTGGTTTTACCTTGTATTTATGCCCATCATATAATGCATATACATCATTAGTTAAACCGCTATAATCTCGTGAATGGTATATTATTGATTTATATTCATTATTTCCGTTATTAATGAATTTAATTTTTTCGCCAACTTTCAGCGGAGCATATTCATCTTCTAGGTATACAGCAATTTGGTTTCCACCATTTGCGTTTAATATGCTGTGTTCAACGATGAAATATGTCTGGTCATCTTTAATGTACACGAATGAAATTACATTAATTAATTCATCTATGTTTTTTATGTTATGTAAATTTTTATTGTAATTTTCTGAATTAATTATATTATCTTCCGTGTGTGCTGCCCTTAATGAGTCAAGGTCATTATCATCCATTGTGAAATAAACTTCAAATGGTATTGGCTCTAGGTTTTCCTCCATTGTGCCGCCACTTAACACATATTTTGGTATTTCACATATAAATGAATAATTGTCAGTGTCACCACTTTTTTTGACTTGACAATAATGCTCTTTATATTTGATATAGAAAAAGTATTTTGAAAACGTAATTTTTTCAAATTCCTTTGTTATTTCTTCTTGTTTTGTTAACTTGAATTTTGTTACGTCTTGGTAGTCTTTTACGTCATAAGGATGAAACATTATGCCGCTGCATTTAGTTATTGCAGAGGGGCTTAATGCTTCTCCATCTATTCCATATTTTAATATACCACCATTTTCATTCTGGTCATATATGTATGTGTTGCCATCTATTGTAACTGTTCCATCTTCAATCCAATAAAGTGTGTCTATTTTAATTGGATTTTTATCTTTATCATTACATATAGTGTTTATTTCTTCAGTTATTGCAGAAGATTGTTCATTATAATTTAAAAGGTTGTTTATACTATATCCACTTGTACCTGCTGATATTTCACCCCAATAGAAATATTTATCATTGTTAATTAGATAACGATAATCTTTTGTAGCTCCAGTTTTTTCAACCGAATAATCTACAGTTTTCCCACTAAATGTTTCATATTCTTTCTCTTTTACAATAATGTATCCTTGTGTCTGGACGTTTTTAGATTCTAGAAATAATGTTCCATCAGAATTTATTATGGAATTTGTTGCTACGAGCTTATCAAACTTCTCAAGATGATAATTTGCATCCGTTATGCCAGTAATGACAGAAAGGTCTGGAGAGAGATACTTCTCCCTCCAAACCAACTCATCCTTTTTGAAATTATCTTTACCTAATTTAACTTCGTATTTTAACATTCTATATCAGCTTCTTTAATGTAATTATCTTCAGTCGTAAAATCTGTTATATTACCTTCAATATCGGAACTATCATACAATCCATAAAAATCATGTGGGTCTTGTCTTCTAAGATACAATTCAACTCTTTTATTAACATAAAAAGCACCATTAGTAAACGGATATTCTTCTACTGTTTTATCGTTCATGTTAAACCCATTGTTAAGAACATCACGCCATATTACCCTGCAAGTTCCATCTTTTAACACCTTACAATAACTAGGCGCATCTATGTTGTCCATCTTAAACAATTTATAATTATAAAGTTTTACATTTGGCGGTAATGTAGATGGTTTATCGGTTTCTTCATCATATACCATACAAGTAAACACTCTATAATTGTCATTCTTACCACTGATAGTTACTAAATTATAATATTTGTTTTGAAGTTTATAATATAATATTGCTTTATCACTAGGACTCAAAAAATGCTGTTTTAACGTTGTAATTTGGTAGATGTTTTCTCCCAATTCTGGTTTCTTCGTAATTTCTCTTATTGATAGGAAATCTGGCATCGCCGATTGAAGTTTCCCAAATGTTTTAATTGGTATTTCATAGTGTGGATTATAATAATACCCTTCTTTGAACCTATTACAATGATAATCTGTCGTAATTGATGAAACTGTATAATTATTTGACGTATCGTAATCATCATATTTTATTTCGTCATAGCAAAACTTCTCAAAATATTCACCAGATTTACTTTTATATGATTCTCGTTGTGCAGTATTAAACCTATGCATGATATAATCAATATGTCTTTCTACTGCATTATAGTTGTCATAATAACATAAATCTCCCCAAAATTGTGTTTCACTGTCATACCATATTTCTTTATCATGTATATTTATTACTTTATTGTTTTCTATGGTATATGTTCTCCCGCTTTCATTTAAATAACTGCCAATAGTATAACCACTTATACTGCTACAATTATTTATCTTATTGATGCAATTAATAGCATCATCAAACCTAGATTCCTCAGATGTTTTTATGCCACAAGTTATCTTACCAAAAGCATGTGAATATTCAACATTTATAGAGCCTATTTCTGATGTGTCCCAATTATCATGGTCATATCCATACCACTCTTTATAACCTTTATTGTTTTTTATAACTGTTAAATAAATACTAGTAAGAGGTCTGCCTAAATTGTCATGTAAATTAGATATATCAATGTCATCAGTAAATACTATTTCCCCAATATTATCAGTATATACGTTTTTAGCAAATGCCAATCTGCTAGCATGGCTTTCAAAATCATATTTTACATTTTGATATTCATGTATTTTTTCTTCATTGTTATTGTACAATTCATATTCATTTGATGTGTCGCCACTAGCAAATTTGAAATTCGGTATTTTTGAAAATATTCTTACATAATAATCACATTCAATGTCATTTACAACTTTTTTATACGATATTTTTTGGGCAGTATCGTCTAAATTAACATATTCGCCATTAACGATATAATAATGAGTATTGCTCCCATTTCTTGTGAAAAAATGTTTAGTTTCATCTAACTTATATGTACGTCTTTTCCCACCTATCAATACAGATAAGCTAATATCACCTTTTAATTCCGCATTAGAAAGCTTTACCCAATTATTACTTATCTGGGTACTTGAATTAAATACAGTGAATATATAGTCATCAACAATTTCATTAACCTCTGCATTGTCAAGTATTTTTTCATTTACTGTAATTTTGTCATCACTGTCAATTCCAACTATTTCTACACCATCATATTCGTAGCACCCGTCAGAAGTGGTGTCTGACGATATTACATACCACCTATCTTGTGCTTCTTCTTTGCTATTAAAATATTCGGACACTCTATCCCCATTACTATCAACAAGCCAGAATTTTTGCGCTGTATAAGTTCTATAAATGTTAACATAATCGCCCTTTTCTAGTCCATGCTTTGCAATACTATACATGTCAAGTTGTGTTGTCCCATTATCTGCCCTTGTATTTTCATTGAAATATATCGTTTTTAATGAATTAAGACCTTCATTGCACTCTATAATATCGCCAAATGGGTCAGTAGAAACACTAGGAGTATATGAAGAACTTGGATATGTTACGCAGTAATTCCAATTCTTTTCTACCCTTTTTCTAAAGTTGTTATATTTGGGCAAAAAAGAATATAAATCACGACTTGGATACATATCAACAAAGTCTCCACCATTTGCATACATAATCGGCCTTTCAATTGGCATTTCTTCGTCTTTTCCAGTGGTAAAATTCAAATAAGACTTAATCTTTGACTTATTTTCAAAACCTAGCCAACCGTTATATTTTTTTATCAATCTATTTTTAACACACTCATCAAATGAATATATATCATCGTATTGATAAAGATGAAGAGATATTAATTTTGCATTGTTTGGAACTCCAGCAGTTGTTGGATATGAAACTTTTTCGACAACTCTATTACCGTTAACATCACGCATTGTATCAGCTATGGTATTAAAACCTTGGTAATTATCAGTATAGCTAGTTGCTTCGCCAAATGGCAATCTGCAAACAGTTTTAAAAGTGTTACTCCTGATTAAATGATTGTTGAAAATGTCTAATCCACAATGATATATAAAACCGCTCGTTGTGTTTGATAATTGTGTATCTCTAATTGAATTGGTCGGGTGCTTGCTAGAAACACCAAGTGATACATATGTAGAATTTATACTTGCGGACACAGCATTTTCAATGTGAACTGTACTAGGTAAATTACTAATAGGAACATCCACACTTTCATAACTCATCGTACTGCTGCTCCAAAATTCCATTGGTTTAGGACATTTTGGCCAACATGATGGAACAATATTTGGTTTATATACAACTCCATTAAATAACTCTGATTCTTTGTTTTTATATGATTCTCCACTGTCATCATACCCATAATTTCCATAGTTAATAAATGTAACACCACTGCTTCCTTCATGCCTTACAATTTCACTGATTCTATTGAATAAAACATTAGAGCAAATAGGATTTATTTCACAAGTAAGTCTTATAACATTACAAGACTTTCTTTCTTCATTATATTGGTCATACTGGCTAATGACATCAGCAACGTCATTGAGGGGCAAGAGCTTTCTCTTACCCTTCAATTCCACGTTTAAGCCTTCACTTGTGTTTGATGATTTCTTACTGTTAAAACTTTGTAAAAATATTTTTGTATCCATTATGCAATAATAAAATCTGTTAGATATTTTATAGGGTTGCCACTGCCATCAGTTGCCTCAGACTCGATGCTCTTTTTAACTTTAGCTGGATTGTCATAGCTATATCCTCCTGGATTTTCTTGGCCACCACTTCCAAACTTAAAACCAATTTTATGTATCTTATATACAAAGTTAGATGATGTCTTTGCATAAATTTCAACTTTTCCGCTATTTTGCCATTGTGTGTCACACATAATGCCCATGTCAGCAGTCCATTGAACAGTAAACCTTAAAAATGAATATTTTTCTCCCACTTCTTCGCCATCACATTCATTCACTCTTACAACATTTGTTGGCGACACGTCAAATTTCTGCCCCCTCTTATCAAAGAACCTGAAAGTATAACTCATCATGTCATAATCTGCGAATGCCTCATTCTGTTTATTTTCTGGAGGTGTAGTTGTACCAGATGACGTATCAAATTTCATTTCAAAACATAATGTTTGATAAAATGATGGCTGTCCAGTGGTTGGTTCGTTTCCACTTTCACTCTCATCATCATAGACATCACCACTTTTACATTCAACATATGATTCAACAATAGAACAATTTGTGTCGGTACAAGCAGATTTAGAACAAGAAATGCCTTTTATATACAATTCTCTACAATCATATAAATCGGACGTTTCCACAGTATGTATGTGTCTAAGCAAATTATCATCTTCAGTATATTTATATTCCCTTTCCACTAATATAGCAAAGACTTTAACTTTAGAAACATCTATACCACTCTTCTTGAAAAGAATATTGGCGAAGTCATCATCATTAGAATTAAGCCATTCTCCATCTTTGGTGAAGAAATATCCATTGACACTATTTCCGTATTTCGTTGTAAAGTTATTTGATATTTTAACACCGCTAGGAGTGAAAACATTTACAAGGCTAGTATGAGTATCTACCCATTTACTAATAGAACTAGTGTTAAACTTTTGTTTTTGTATCTCTTGTATTGCATTTCTTAATGATTTACCATCACCATACCCCCCAAACTCTTCTTTAGGGTTTGATGTCTTATAATATCCTATACCATCTATTCCTTTACCAGTTATTTCTGGTAATACTTGTATGAGAATAGGTGTTGAAGTATACACATCGAAATTGTCGTTTGTACACATATTATACTTAAATGCGATAGCTGCTTTGTTTGCCTTAAAATGCGTATAGCCTCTAAAATTACCGCTTCCACTGCCACTTTTAGTATACAGTACATTTGTATACTCCGCATTATAGGCATTAGGCGGAACAACTGTTATTGGAGAAGACCATTTAAAATTAAGTTCAACTGTCTCACCTCCACTCGTTTCTCCTATTATTCTACCATCATCAGTAATCTCAGTGTCAATATCATAAGAGCAGCATTCGGTTTCAAATGAATACTGTGATATTTGTGGTAAATTTCCTATATCAATATATCTTTTAGTAGGATATGAATTTAAATTAGTTGTCTTAGGTCTTCCCGTATCAATACTATCATTCTGTACAACATCATCCCTGTTAAAGTCTCCGTTAAAAAGATTGTCGGTGACGTAATTTTCGCTAGTAACATAATCATGCGGATAAGAATAAGTATATAACGGTAAATCAACATTCTCTATAACTGAAATGCCATGACCTTGCGAATGAGCACCAACATCAATACTCATCCCGCTAGTGTATTGATATAAACGTTTATAGTTAAATAATGACCAATACAAATGTCTAATATCAATGCCATTAATTTCTGATGAATAAAATTCCTTAATCAACGGAATGTTTGAGTTATCAGTATCAATTGAAGGGTTGAAACCAATGCTAACTCCACTAATAGAATCATCAGAATTTTGGGTTTGATAACTTATGCTATTCCACTTTCCCCATCTTGCATAGTCTTCGTCACTGTTTTTCCAATCATATTTAGTGTCTCCACTCCATTTATGATACCAAGTTATTGCATCATCCAATGTATATTTTTTATTATTTCCTTTTAAAATTTTACCAGTAACTTGAGTATCAGCACTAACAAAATTTATATTATCCTCTAAATGGCTTTTTGGATGATATATAGTGCCATCAATTGTTTCAATAGGAACGTTTTCAACGTTTTCTCCGTGGAAATGGTTCACAGTATCGCCGCAACATTTAGTACATGCTGACCCCATGTTTTTGTCTTGATAGCCACAAGTCATGCAAATGTGCGCGCAATCATACTTGTAAGTATATTCAAGCCTCTTATTGAATGTTGCAGCAGAATAAACAATTTCATCATCTTCAGATATGCCACTTATCGTATTGGCAGATATTATATTGTAATCTTCATCGTATGACATTTCAATGCCATTGAATAACCAACCAAAAATACGGCCACTTTTCCAAATTCTGTTTTTGTCGATTCTACTTTCTAAATTGCTTGAATATAAATCAAAATTATTTCCAACAGCTGGAGCCAAAATTGTTAAATCAAAATCCAACCTCCTATCAACATACATGCCCCTCAAATAAGGCAAAGTATTTCTAGAACTAGTGTCTCCAGTTAAATTTTGTGTGCCTTGTGTATGAGCCAAACGAAAATAACTTTCAATTTCACCAAACACATCTTTGCCTTTAACTTTAGGTATATTATTATTTAATATTGGGCTGATTGATGCAAGCGAAGGACTTCTTTCAATTTTAATGTTCTTTCCATCAATTGTCTTGTTCGTTACATAAGAGCCATCCCTTGTAAATGCTGCAAAATAATTCCCTAAAAAGGTTGGGTTTTCGGTATAAATACCGTTATTAAAATGTGGGTCATTAACGCCGTTTCCGTTTGAATTGTTATATTTGAATAAGTTTCTTCCTTCAGGAGAATAGTTATAGCCAACGATATTAGGCGCATCAACCCTACATTCAACGCCATTAAAATCAGTCAAGACATAATTGCTTTTTATCTTTTCATAATCATCATATGTTGGGGTAACAGACCTATATAATATAGGCTGCTTACCGCCTTGGCTTGAAAACATGAAAGTTCTAGAAGAATTAGTTGTTATATATGCACCTTCAGACAATGCAAACATCTTATCAAATTTGAACTTAAGAATCTCACGTTTTGCTTCTGGTGTTGCAACATCAATATTCAATCCATCTAAGAAATCCTCCCACATATTCTGGTTTGACATATATGTTTTATTCTCTTCCTTTTTACTGAACATATAGCTGTCCTCTTGATGCAAGCCATACCAACCCTTGATATTCATATTAGCCTCACTAGTCACAGCATTACTGTTATAGAAAAAACTAGAATTAGCTATACTTGCCCCAGTAGTGTCAGTACCAGTACCAATCATGAATTTAGTAGGCATGCCATTCAACTCAGTCATAAATGGCTCTCCATTCAACACATTTATGATTTCACTACTTGAATTATTACTGATTAAATTATCACAACTACCACATCCTTGAGTAATCTTTATTACATATTGATTTGGCTGATATACATATAAAATTAAATAATATGCGCTAGTTATATTGCCATTTTCATCTTTAATTGGCCTTTGCTCCAAATAAAAATTTTTCTTTATAGTGCCACCTTCTTTTGGCGCGATATTCATGTGAACTGGTGTTTCCGCACTCTGAGCTGCCATTACTAAATTAACATTGCCGTCATTGTCACACAAACAATTTCTTACAGAATTTTCTTCACCATTGTTAAGTACCGTAAGCTCTAATCGTGCTTGGACATTATCAGAAATACTGTCAGAATTACCAGTTATACAAAAATGATATTCATTGGAATCATTATCATAGTATCCAGTGATATTAGTTATGTCACAAGAATATCCATCAACATAGAACTTGGACATTTCTATTTCTCCATAAAAGGCATTATCATCATTACAAATATAATCAATCCTAGTGGTTGCTGAATTATAGAATTTTGTTCCTAACGCTGTTGCCGTATATTCACCATTTATTTTAGACATGTCTAGCTTAACCCTTTCAGAAATTCTCCTTCCATCAGAGTCTACAACATCCAAGGTATACACGCCATTATCAAGATGCACACCATTTCCAATAGGATGGTACTTTCCATCACTTCCCTTTATCTGGTAATAAATTTCGCCATTGACATTACAAGTGACCGTATCATCACCATTAACAACTCCACCGATAGCAAAATCAGTATTTGTCATTCCCTCTTCTGATACGATAAGATTGTTGAATGAATCATATAAGCTGTAAGAAAATGGCTGTCTTACATCATCACATGTTACTCTTATATATGCATAGGCATTGTTTTTATTTACCCCATCGATATATCTCAATGGGTTTGAGTTTTTCTTTACATCACCAGCATATGCACTTGGACAATATGACATTCCTTGCGTTGTAATGTCTAATGTAAACGGCATCTTTTTTTGCTTAACGCAAGGTGAATAGAATAATTTATTAAATTTATCGATAGCGGTATTACCCCTATTAATACCAAAATAAAAATAATAAGAGTTGTTGTAAAGAGGCATATCACGCATTTTACCATCAACGTGGTAAAAATGCCTTTTTCTGCCCTTTTTCCCGTCCTTCTCAGCACCAAGTCTAAACGTTAAATATGCTTCATCTTTTTCGTCAAACATGGCTTGTTTAAATCCTTTCTTATACAAACTCATTGGAACTTGTGCCCTTCCATCAAAATCCAATGGATATAAATACTTAAACTTAGGAACAAGGTAGTTTGTATTTGCATCATAGACTTGTGTTTCATATCTGTCATGGGTATTCTGGTATTCTTGAGGTATGAAACCAATATGGTTCAATGTTGCAAACATCGCACGATTTTCAATGTCATCAAGTTCATATTTTGTAATAAATCCATCAGAATCAATCTCACCATATGACACATCATTACCTCCACCATGATACGCAACTTTATGTTTCATGTCTAAAGATACACCAAGCTCACTCAAACGCTCGACATTGATACAAGATTTTGGTCGCGTATTTGCATAGGTGCAAGCTAAATCCATGAAAAGGCCAGTCTTATAGCTAGGTGCTTTTTTACCGCCATCGCTATTCCAGTCCATACCAGTGGTAATCGTTGTTCCGCTATCTTCTGAATCCCCTTCAGTGCCATTATCAACGGTTTTATTAGCTTTCTCTTCAGATTCCTCAATTGTTGCAATTGGAGGAACATTTGAAGTTGTGGAAGGCAAGCAAGTATAGAATTGTGGTATTCCATACAAGTTCTTTGGGTCTAAATTACCTAATAATATAATATCAGTCGCAAAAAGTCTAACTGCCTTGAAAGATTTCGTTCTTTTTGACATTTCAAGATAATTATCCTTATTATCAGATGTTGCTTGTAAAGCAGCATAATAATATGCGGTCAATCCATCTTTATTCTCTACTGGCTTTATAAGCCCCCTATTATAACTGATAATACCACTTTTAGTCTTATGCCATTTCTTTTCGCCGTCTGGCATACTATTTTTATTGTTGGTTGCAGTCAAACTGTTATCAGTATACTTAATATTACAAGTGACATGTGTTTTGAGCTTCTTATAAAAGCCACTGTCAGAACAATAATCATTTTTTGCTCTGCTCAATGTAAAAAACAAAAAGGTCTTCTTTTTTCTTTTTCTCCAATACCAAAGAGGCATATAAAGACAGCCATTAACCCAGTCTTGATAGAAATCCAAACGGATGATTTTGAACTCAGTAGCAAGATTCCTCTGAATCTTATCCATAAGCTCTTTATCTTTTGTACTCTTCTTACACCCACTCTTCATTTCTTCTGGGCAACTAGCAGCTTTCATACCATTTTTGCACACACATCCTGGGTAATATGCAATGTTTCCTTCCAATTCACCAGCTGATAATGATATACAACCAATGTAACTTATTGGCGGTATAACGTATTTATAAACTCTTCCAATTAGTGGAAGCTTAAAATTTCGGATAGCAATAATAACACCCAATATCCTATCAACAGTACATATTATAACTGAATTGATTAGCTTAACAACCCACACAACAATTGTATAAATCAAACATAACGCAATATACACGAACGGCAAGCTTATGCTTAATTTATTAAATGGTATTTGGTTTTGGTCTTCAGCAAGGTTAGCACCTTTCAATCCGCAGAAATTCTTTGAATATGGCTTTGTGGCTACTTGCGTCTTTGGTAAGTAGTTCTTCACGCTATATACATTATTCCAATACAAGTCCCTAAAGCAGCTAGCTGGTGTTGCAGAACCAAATACATACATCTTTTCAATCTCACTGCCCTTGTCGCTAATCGTTGGTATTTCATTTCCTTCGTCAAATATTGGATTCATTGGGACAAGATATTTGGCAGTATGTTTTGAGAAGCCTTCATCACTAGTTTCATTCTTGCTAAATCTAAACCTTACTTGAGTTCTAGTTGGAATGCCTTTGTTAGGATTGTCAGTTGGTACAACATTACCGTATTCATCCGTACCAACATAGTCTAGGTTCATTGGAATTTGATAGCACCAAACACCATATTCATCAATAAGCTGATTACCTTGTATTTGATATTCCTCAACTAGTCCATCGGTTGTTTTACGAATCATTTCAATTGTTCCGTTACCACCAACAAGTTGTGTATTAAGGCCATTATCCACATCTGGAGCACATTTATGGCCTATTGCGTGCCCCTCATTATCAGATACAATTGAACCCATGAATACACAAGTAGGTTCAAACTT